ATTGAATATCCTTGCACTGAACACGCACTACAACGCGTTCCTTGCGAATGGTACGTTCAACGAAACGTTCCTTGACACGGCGATCAAGCGGGCGAACATCGTCTCGCGTGCGAAAGAGATGGGCTACACGTCCCGCTCTGCACGCAGCGCAACCGCGACCATCGAAATCGATGTGACCGAACCAACGCAGACGCCGACCACGCTGACGCTTCCGCAGTACACGCCGTTCACGACTTCGATCAACGGTCAGACCTTCACGTTCTACAACATCGAGCCGATCAACGCGCCGCTCGTAGATGGGTCTTACACGTTCTCCAACGTCACGCTGTATGAAGGGACACTCGTCACCAACACATTCACCTACGATGGCGTGTCGGCCCCGTATTTCACGATCCCGAACGAAGCGGTAGACCTGACTACGCTTTCGGTCAAGGTGCAGCCGTCAGCCGGTTCGACCACGGTGGTTCCCTTCACGTTCTATGACTCGATCATTGGCGTGACCAATACGACCAACGCGTACTTCGTTCAAGAGTCCGCGCAAGAACTGTATCAGGTGTACTTCGGTGACGGCGCTATCGGTGCTGCGCTTCAGCAAGGCAATGTGGTTTCGTTGACGTACCTTGTGTCATCTCTTGATGCCGCGAACGTCTCGTCATCGAAGTTCGCACAGACCTTCAGCTACGCGGGCGACATCGGCGGCAATACAACCATCGCACTGCGCACGATCAGCAACAGCCAAGGCGGTATCGACAAGGAAGACGCCGCATCTATCCAGTTCAATGCGCCGCTGGCAATGAAACGTGCATCACGCATCATCACATCGGGCGACTACCTGTCGGCCATTGGTGACGGTGAAACCACGGTGCAGTCGATTGCGGTGTGGGGCGGCGAAGACAACATCCCGCCAGTGTACGGCAAGGTGTTCATCTGTCTGAAGCCCTACGATGGCTATGTCATCTCGGATGCAGTGAAGAACGACATCACGACGAACATCCTTGGTAAGCAGGGCAACATGCTGGTCACACCGGTCTACGTCGATCCTGACTACGTGTACCTGACGCTGAATGTCACGTCTACCTACGATCCGAACTCAACCACGGTCACGTCAACGGACATCGAAGGCTACATCGTCAACACGATCAACACGTACTTCGCGCAGAACCTTGACAAGTTCAAGCAGACGTTCCGCTTCTCGCGCCTGTCGAAACTGATCGATGCAACGAACGATTCGCTGGACAGCAACATCATGACGATGAAGCTGCAAAAGCGCTACACGATGCCGCTGAACTATCCGGTCAATCTCGACATGACTTTCCCGGTTCCGCTGCTACCCGGTTCGATGGATTCGAACGTCTTCATCTACTCGGTTGGCGATCAGTTGAACCAGACTGCGCAATTCATTGACGATGGCGCAGGTAACGTTTCGATCAAGTCTGCGCTTACCGGCGCGGTGCTATCGCCCAACGTTGGTTGGGTGAACTACAAGACCGGTGAGATGGTTGTGAAGAACTTCATCATCGGTGGTCTGGTCGGCGGTGTCGAAGACATCCGTATCAGTTTCAGCCCGAAGAACGCAATCACGGATGTGAGTTCGAATCTGAACCAAATCATCATGCTTGACGATTCGACTGCGATCAGCAATGCAAACATCTCTGCTGGCCTAACCGTTTCGGTGGTTGCAGATAACGACTAAAACACATGAACAAGACGATTTCATCACTGGTGCAGTCACAGTTCCCGCAGTTCGTGCGGGAAGACTATCCCACACTCGTCGCGTTCATTCAAGCGTACTACCAGTATCTTGAACTACAAAAGAATCCGCAAGATGTCCTAACCAACCTGATGTCGTATCGCGACATCGATAGGACTCTTGACGAATTCGTTGTCAAGTTTGAGAAGGAGTACATTGATGGACTGCCGCAGAATGTGGTGGGCGATAAGCGCCGCTTCATCAAGCACGTCACCGACCTGTACAACACAAAGGGGACGGAAGAATCGTATCGCCTGTTGTTCCGACTGCTGTTCGGTGAAGAAATCGAACTGTACTACCCGAAACAACAGATGCTTGTCGCATCGGGCGGTACATGGTCGCAACGCAATTCGATTCAGGTCATTCTCGATCCGGGCGTGTCGCCGGATTGCGTCAACAAGACGATCAAGATCAATACAGCGAACGGCGTCATCAACACGTACATCACTGATGTGGTTGCGTTGAATGCCGAAGAACGTCTGTATGAACTGTTCATCCACAAGAACTTCGCGATCCTTCCGAATCCGGGTGATCGCGTCGTCGGCAAGAACCTAGCGGGTACGTGCCAAGCAACAGCGATCCAAGCGGACATTCTGTCTGGTGGTGCTGGCTTCCACGTGGGACAGGTATTCGAAATCAATTCGGTGTTGGGTTCGGGTGCGAAGGTCAAGGTCACGTCCGTCGATTCGAATGGTGCAATCAAGCGTCTCGCATTCATTCAATTCGGTACGAACTACGAAGCAAGCTTTCAGGTCGCACTCGACCCGAACGTTCGCACGTCTGGTGCAATCAACCCATACGCGTCGTACACGAACGGCTTCATTGAATCGGTGCTGGTGACGAAGGTCACGTACTTCTCGTCGGACTACTGCGACATCACGTATTCCGGCCAGATCATCGGTTCGTCGTTCACGAATGACTACCGGCCAGACAACGCACTGGACCCTTCGGTGACACCGGCAGTGGTGCAGTTCGAACTTGGTGCGCTGTGTCCGTATCGCGGCGAATACACGTCTGCTGGCGGCTTCCTTTCTGATGTGAACGTCATTCAGGACGGCTACATGTATCAGGACTTCAGCTACGTCATCAAGACAAAGCAGAAGCTTGATGACTTCAAGAACATGGTGAAGAACCTTGTTCACCCGGCTGGCACTGCGATGTTCAGTGAGATGGACCTGACATCCGACATGGATGTGTCTGCTGCGTATGACTACGCGAAGGTTCTGTCTGCTGCACTGAAGTTCTTCGAGACGTTGACGCCTACCGATGCAATCCGCTTCCTGACTGGCAAGAGCCTGACGGATTCTTCAAAGCCGATTGACACGATCAGTAAGGCAATTGGCAAGGCTTTGAATGATGCGCAGTCGTCAATCGATAGCGTGAAGCTGAAGACCGGTAAGAACCTGACCGAAACGCAGACATCGAGCGATACCGTCACCCTGAATACCGGCAAGAACCTGACGGATTCTTCGACGTTGGCCGATTCGATCAGCAAAGCGATTGACAAGCATCGTACCGATTCAATCACGTCCACGGATGCGATTGCGCTAAATACTAGCAGGACTATCACAGGTGATTCAGTAAGTCCAGTGGATAACACTCCATCTGCACTACTGATCGATTACTGCGATTACACATATCTCGCCCAAAACTACGTGGGCACTGTTCTCATGTAAGGACCAAAATGCAAGATTTTCTTAAAGCTGTTGGCACGCTTCAAATCGTCCTGACCGACGAGTTTGGCAATGTCAAGGAAACGCGTGACCTGAAGAACATCGTCACGTCCGTGGGTAAGGCATGGATCGCGGCGATGATGGCTGCAACCCCGCCAGCACTGATGTCAAACATGGCAATCGGTACGGGCACGACTGCGGCTGACCCTTCACAAACAACTCTGGTCACGGAAACGGCACGCGTTGTGTTGTCGTCAACCGTGGTCAACTCGAATACCGTGACCTACACGGCAACGTTCGGCGCTGGTCAAGGTACTGGTGCAGTGACAGAAGCGGGCATTTTCAATGCTGCTACTGCTGGCACGATGCTGAACCGCACGACCTTCTCTGCAATCAACAAGGGCGCGTCTGACACCATCTCGATCACGTGGGTTGTCACGCTGCAATAATAAGCCATGACGAGTTACGTTCTCAAAAATTCCATTCACACGGCGGTATGTGAGACGTTGATTGCGGACATTCGTGCGCAACGCTCGTCTTTCTACTTCTTCGTGGGCGGGCTACAGCTTCCGGGCGTGAACATCTCGACTGATGCCGATCCTTCGTATGCCTATGAATTGGACGCACGGAACGAAATCGTCTCGCTGAAGAAGCTTCAGTCATCCGATGTGTCGTTCGTGATCCCGCGTGTCAATTGGGTATCCGGT